AAAGAAGAGGTCCTTTTCCCTTTTCTATGATGTTAAGAATTCTTCCAAAGCTGGAGAAAAATTCACCAATTGATTTGAAAATACCCAAAAATTTAGATTGAATTATTGAAAACAACTGAGGAATTACGTTGGTTATTTTTATTTCCCGAACACTTTTAACTAAGCCACCAAGTTTTGTACTTATTCCTTCAAATATACCAATTACAAAGCTACCTAATTTAGATTCACTTAATGCTTTGGATATTCCAGACAAACTAGTTTTAATATTTTGGAATATACCAATTACAAAGCTACCTAATTTAGATTCACTTAATGCTTTGGATATTCCAGACAAACTAGTTTTAATATTTTGGAATAGATTTTTTACTATTTGAACTAAATTTGAGTTTTTTGCAGTTTCTATAGCTTTTAAAATATTTGTTTTTAAAGATTCAAAAAATTGCGTAACTACTTTAGAAACTTTAGAATTTTTAATATTTTCTATTAAGTTTAAAAAATTTGTTTTTAGCTGTTTGAAAATACCTTCTACAAATTTTCCAACTTTAGATTCCCTTATAATTTTTAATAGCTCCAAAAATTTTGTTTTAAGATTTTCAAAAATTTTTGAAAAAAATTGAAATGTTTTTGAATTTTTAACACCTTCAATTAGTTTTAAAAAATTAGTTTTTAACAATTCAAAAAGCTGCAAAACATATTTTCCAAATTTAGAATTTTTCAATTGACGCAAAAGATTCAAAAATATTTCTGGGTTTAACAAAGCTTTTATAGCAGAAAAAATTTTTCTTAATTGTTTTATGGTTTCTGTGATAACTCCCAAAACAAATCCAGATAAAAACGCTAAAGCACCCAATAATTTTTTAAAGAAACTTGTTTTTTTCTTTTCTAATTTTTCATTTTCAATAAATTCCAGATCTTGAATCTCTTTTCCAATTCCTTTTTCCCGTGTTACTTTTTGACGACCTTCAAGGATTTTTTTGAAAGCTGTTGCCAGAATAGTACCTATGTTTTCCCATCGTTTTCTTTCAGTCGATGTTAAATTTTCAGCAACTTTAGGTGCTTTTTCTTTTAGATTTAGCTTATTTTGCTTTTTGGCTTCTTTTTCAATTTCTGCCAACATTTTTAAATTTTGAGAAGGTTCAGAAATTTTTATTTCTTTTCTTTGAAATCTTCCCTTTCCATCCCGAGCTATTTCTTTGCCATCTTTTCCTGATGGATTTTTTTCCTTGGCTTTACGATCCTTTTCAGATGCTTCCTCTTGTCTGAGCTTCACCTCCAAAAAGGCAGAAGCTAGCTGGTCAAGCTTTTGTGCGGTTTTGCCTAAAAATAGGATGCTCTCCTCACTGGTCATCCCAAATATTTATCAAAATAAATCAATTATGAACCTGAAAAGAATGATGTATCTAAGTTTATATCAACAGTTTCATCACCAATCTTTTGTGAAGTAAGTTTGTTTTCCACTTGCTTGGATTTTGAAACAAATTCAATAGCTTTTTGTACAAGATTGGCCGTGATAGATTCAACTGCCTTGATTTTTTGAAGAATATTCAAGGTTTTCAAATCTATAGTTGCAGATTCAGTATCCTTTATCACTATAGTGTCTATATATTTTACAATTTCCAAAATATACACATCACTTATGATTTTTTGAAGTTTTGATTCGTTTTCAAAATCAGAACCAAAAGATTTTAAAAATCCATCAATGATTTGATTCTCATAATCCAATGAAGGAATCACACAGTTTATTGTAATTCCTCCTTGAGAAAATGAATCCTGTTTATTAAAAGCTACAGTGGATGGATCAAATTCATTAAGTATCTTTTGCAGATCCAATTCATATGTTTTGCCTTCTTTTTCAATCTTATGAACAGGACCGAAAGAATTAACTTTCAACTCCATAAGAATAAGAGACCGGTCGCTTGTTAAAATATTTTTTTCTTCAGAGTTTTCCAGAATGATGCTGTTAACTACTTTAGGATAGAGGAAAGCGGCTTTGGGTCCGGATGAAGCAGCTTCAATTAGATCCTTTTGTTGCTTTGCTGTAATGGGTTTAAATGGTACTTTGCTGTTCTTGGATAAAACTTGTACGGGTATACGCTCTGATGATGAAATTTCTTTTAATTTGGATAGTACATTATCTAGATTTGTTTGACTCATATAGATTAATTATCAGGACTAATACCTTTTGCAACACCTGATTTGTTATTTTGTTCCTCCATAGATTTTAATTCTTTTTTATATAAATTAAGATGCAATTCAGCTTCATTCAGAGATATATTTTCCAAATCTAAAAGAGAAAATTTAAGCTTTCTTATCAATAAGTATTCTATTTCATACAAACTCATCAAATCATAGTTGAAAATGATTTTTAGATATTCTATAAATGAATTATTATAAGGGTTTAATGTAATATTTTCAAAACTCTTAATGTTTATTTTTTCAAAAAATTCATAATTTGACAAAAATTTTACGTTTTCTTGTATATAATCCATTATTTTATTTGAAAAATCTGCAGTTAACAAATTCAATACAGATTCTTTTTCATTTTTTGTTAAATTTGAGAACGGAACTTTGTCTGACTCAATACTAATATATTTTATATTTTGAGAAATCATGTCCGAATCGTCTAATATCATCAAATGACTTGGCAAATCCAATTTAATTTCAATATTTTTATGGTGTATTACAGTTTCAAATGATTTTTTAAACAATTCTTCAAATTCAATAACCCTTTGCACATTGTGTTTGAATGAAATTTTTGCATTATTTTCATTTTTTAAGTTAAAAGCTATTACATTACCATAACAATAACTGCGTAACTGACAAAGAATACTAAGAAGGTCCAGTATATTAAAATTTATGTTTTTATTATAGCAATTATCCTTTACAACAGTTTCCAAAAATAGAGCTAAACCTTTTAAATCATTGTTTTGAATGAACTTGGATATGCTTTTGGATGCAACAAAATTTATTTCTTTAAAATATTCGTATGTTCCTGTTGAAGGAACGAATATCCTACAGTAAAAATTGTTCATGAATTAAAAAATCTCTTTTATTTTTGAATCCATCCATTTTCTTATAAAATTCTTAATAAAAGTGTGATTTCGAATCATCTTAGCAAACGATGCACCAAATGCAATGTACAAATGCATGAACCATTTTGGTGATTTGGTGAGCATCCATTCACGGAACATGAGCCATTTTGGATTATCCTGACCATAAACCTCTCGAGCAACCCAGCATCCGAAAGCACCGGGCAATCCTGTCTTGGGTAAATTCTGGTTGGTAAAGTTGTTTCCATTTTGGAAAGGAGAAATGTTTGGAATTACACCATTACTGATTCGATTGATAATATCAGGTAACGGCAAATACAAATTAGAATGTACAGTGTAATTACTATAAATCCATTGTGTAGAATATTTCTCATATTCTGTATCTGGACTGTATGTTATGCTTTGATTATCCACAAAATAAGGAACACAATTATAGAAAGTCCAAACTTTTCTGGGAATTTGACTAACTTTTTGATAAGAACGAGTGTATTGCATAATTGTAAGATTACATTTTATATGACGCAAATCACCTGTACCACCAGGACGAGCCACATATCCGTAATGGCTTGCCAAAATTACCCAGGGACGTATAACCATATCTAAAAATGAAGTATTTGTTTCAAGAAATTCTATTTTTAAAAACTTATTAGTATAAGCAGTTCGTTTTGAAGCAAGAATTCCAGGTATAAATCCCCTGTTATTGTCTATGGGTGCACTTTCCACTTCATAATCATCTTGAGGAAGATTGACTCCTTGAGCAAAAATACATCCGACTACCTTTTGATAAAAATGACTGGTTAGTATTTGAGCAGGGCGAGTTATGTTCCAACCTTGTTTGGATCCGTCTGTATATTCTAAACCTTGAATAATTTCACTTGATATAGATCTAGGATAATTGTCTATTAAAATTACCCACTGACTATTCAAAGGAACAGTTGAAAACCAACTTTCCATTTGAGCAAGAAAATATTCTTGTGGACTTATTAAAGGTACACCAGGGATATTGAATCCGTATGCGTTTGTAATTTGTGGGGCAAAAGGAGGATTTGCGCCTGTTGTTAACCCTCGTAGATTATTGCTTAATCCCCGAATTGCATCTGTGATTGGATCGTTAATTGTTCTATCTCCTTCTAATATTATTTAGAAGGAAAACCCAATTATGGGTTGCTAAATCTAGCGTTTACGGGAGGAGTTGTTCCGCCATTTTGGAATGTGCGGCGGAAATAGTGATAAGCGATAGTGGCTGTGAAGGTAACGAATTCTCCTCCGTTTGTTGTATCATATTCAAGAGGTCCAACACTTCGAGGGCTTACTCCAACCAATTGATACTGAGCAATACGGTTTAATTGATTGTCGAGTTGAACCATATCAATTGTTGATGTTTGTTTGGGAGAAAAATAATTTCCTGTGCTTGTGATATCATCAAACACATCACGACTCCAATCTTCAAATTTCTGACGGATTTTGCTGTTGCTGTCACAGTAAAATTCCATGCTATAAGCTTCAGAACCAGGATATTTAACTGTGCCTGGAATGTGAAAATCTAGACCCATGTAAGGAACTGTCACTTCAGTTATTTCACGGGCAGGAAGTTGGGCAGTACGAACATAAACCAAATCATTTTCGTCATAACTTACATTTGTGGCATCTCCCGGATCAATTGATAATATACGGAAGTTGAATTTACGAGCGAAATCACGCTCAGTTGCGATTTGATAAAAACTTTGAATTGTTTGTGTTGTATCAGCCATAATAATATTTATTCTTAAGTTATGTTTTTTTTGATTTTTTTTACTCTAAAGTCAACAAATATTTAAGTTTATTCAAATCTGCAACAATCTCTTCCACAATGTTTTGTGCATCTGAATCTTTAGGATCTAGTAATGAACAAGGTTGAACTGTTAATATTTGTAAATACTGGTTTATTTTTGAAAGAACATTTTCATTAGAATGGGGTAGAATTTCAAAATTCAAAGATTTATATTCATATTGCCTATAACGCCCAAGTAAAGTTTCTATCAAACTATCAAAAGCTTTAGCCAAATCTTTTCCTATCTTATCAAAAGCTTCGTGTTGAGCAAAACTGAAAGTTTGCCAATGAAAAAGTTTTAATTGTGCTGAACATTCAAGAGCTAATTTTATGACAATTGTTGGATCATAAACTGGTTGTTCCTGGTATAATTTAACAACTTTTATGGTTGGCATATGATTATTTATCATAATATTTCAAAAATACCATGTTTCCACAGTCCCAAACCCTACGATAATCGTTTTTGAACATATTTTGAGATTCTGAAAAATTTTCATCAAATCCTTCTTTTAGAAGTTTTTTAAGTTTTTTCTTTTGTGCTGCATATCTTCGAATTATACGATTACCTTTAAAATAAAAGTAATTTGGATCAGATTGATGTGACATTTTAAATCCTAATTTAAAATATAAATTTCCATCACTACGTCTCAAATCAGCATATGAAATAATTCCTTTTGGTTTGTAATTATTTTCAAAATAATTAAGCAATTTACTTGCACCTCCGATGACTGTTGTATCTTTTTTATTACAAAAGCGAATCAATTCATAATTCAATTTTTCATTTTTAGTGAATCGGGGTTTATTGAATGTCATAACAGAAACAAGATTATCGTCGTGATAAAGACCTAAACAAATGTTAGAATGATCAATTCCTTGAATATGATTATAAAACATGAAATCATTTTTTGTTTTTTGATCTACTAATCGTATTTGGCATTTTCTGGCAAAAATTTTATTGGAAGTTTTCAAAATGTTATTAATTACAGACTTCCATATTTCTTGTGTATTTTTATTCTGCCATTCATTGGAAAAAATGTGATATACTCGTATTCCATGTTGTTTAAAAAAATCTTTTTTTTCTAAAAGATGATATCTTTTATTATTTTCCTCCTGTATGTTACAAGGAAAACATGACCCAAATGAATGCCAAATCAAACCATTATATTCAAATCCAATATTTTTATCTGGCAAAAAAATGTCCAATTCTTTTCCTTCTAAAATATAATTTTCAACAATTTCCCCAGTATAAATTGTTCGCAAATATTCGGATATTTCTTTTTCTTGACGGCTGCTATTGGGATCCCCGTAACAGGTGTGACAAAACACACTCTGCCATTTGCCATCACTAAGGTCTTTAATTTCTGTATTCTTACATCTTAAACAACATATTTTTATTTTTTGCTTATTCAAATTTTTAAGATCATCTATACATTCTACTTGAAAATTTAGATGTTTTAGATATTCATCAACCTTTATATAATGATCGTTCCATCCTCTGATGGGTGGTTGGTTTGTTATGTTGTTGTTTTTTGTGTATTTGTGTCGATACCCTACATTTATATTCTCGTAAAAAGCTAATTCTTCTGGATAATACTTGTTGGCAACTGGTTCACTTAGATTATTGAGAATATGATAAAATCTTTCACTCCAATTGATTGGGGAATTGACCTTGAGATAGTCTGTTCGTGTCAAAATACTGCACAGCATATCTTTGTTTTCCCTATAATCATTGGAATAGATGTAGGTGGCGGATTTCCGTCCAATTCTTTCCTCTATCCACTTCTTTTGGAGAGATTCTTCCACATGCGTATAGGTTTTATCCTGCCAACATTCCAACAATTCAGTTATCTCACGGGTGGATTTTTCTTTTTTAACAGAACTGGAGCTTTTCCACGTTATTATCTTTCGGGCGCATTTGTTACTGCAAAATCTTTCATATCCTGTTTGAAATGTTTTGAAACGGAGGGGAGTATGAAGACATCCCTCGCATTTTGGAGGAGTTTCTAGATCATTTACAATGCAATAGATGCGTTCTGATAGTGTTCCTTGGACGTTTGGGGTATTTTCAATGATATCTTGATGCGTTTTACCCTTTAAGAACGTTTCTCTTCGTATTATTGCGGTATTGATTTTACCTGTTTTTGTAAACAGATTATTTTTTATATAATCTTTTATGTGCATAAAAATAACTTACCAATATTTATAGTATTGGCAAGTTATTTTATTACAGATTATTGATTAGTCGTGATACTTTATGCCAGAAGCTCTTGGAAATCTTGACCGGTACGAGTGGCATAGAAATTAACCAAGATGAATTCTGCGGCACGAACAGGTTTGATATAGATGTCAACAACCAGTTCATTTTGATCGATAACGTCAGGGGTATTGTTCCTTTCGTCACAGATAATTAAGTAGTCGTAGACACCTTGTGTATTCTTAGCCAGATCAAAGATCGGGGTTAGAACATTCACAACCTGAGTACGTGTGAAGAGTGTGTTTGGCTCGAACACAAAGTACTTGACTGTGTTGCGTGTGGCTGTTTCCAGATACAGGAACAAGCGACGAACGTTTACACGATCAAATGCGCTGGGTTTCTTGAGCAAGGTCTTCTGACCGAAGATTACAAATCCTTCAGCCGGGAAGAATGCGACAGGGTTGATATTGATCTTATAAAGTGTATCCCTTTGTTTTTGAACAGGATAGATCGGAAGATCATTTACACCGAGCAACACACCGCGAGTAAATCCTGCAGGTGCGAACCAAGGTTGGAAGTTATCATCGGTATTTGCATAAGCTGCAGCTGCGAATCCCGAAAACGGAACCCATGTTTGCCTGCTTAGACCATCATCAAATACCCGAGCACATGTGCCATAAGTTGCAGCATAGCTTGTGTTAATCAATGAGAAGTTATGGCGGAGTGGCCAGTATATGTGTTGATTGAAGTTTTT